CCAGACCAACCATGTTTACCAAATGCCCTATGGGAATAAGATAGAGTTCTTTAGTGTTGATACCTATGGTAAGGCTCATGGCCCCCGGCGTGATGTACTGTTTATCAACGAATGTAATAACATGGCCTATAACATCGCTGACCAACTTATATCCCGTACCCGTGAAATTGTCTGGTTGGACTGGAACCCAACGCATGAGTTTTGGTTCTATACTGAGATGATACCGTTTCGTAACGACATAGATTTTATAACCCTGACCTACAAAGATAATGAAGCCTTAGACCAGACTACCATAAATGAAATAGAAGGCCACAAACACAACAAAAGCTGGTGGAGGGTCTATGGTGAAGGCCAACTAGGGGAGATTGAGTCCCGGATCTATACCGGGTGGGCTACTATTGATGATATCCCACATGAAGCCAAACTAGAACGTAGGGGGTTGGACTTTGGGTATTCTAATGACCCAGCGGCTCTAGTTGACATATATAAATACAATGGTGGGATTATACTTGACGAACGGTTTTACCAAAAGGGTATGAGTAACCGGGCAATTGCTGATTACTTAAAGAACTGTGAAGACCCCTCGGTTCTAGTGTTTGCTGATTCATCTGAGCCTAAGAGCATTGATGAGATTGGGTCTTATGGGGTTAACATCATCGGGGCTAATAAAGGCCCAGGCTCAATCAACCAGGGGATCCAGTATATCCAAGACCAACGGGTGAGTATGACCAGTCGTAGTGTTAATTTGATCAGGGAATATCGTAATTACCTCTGGACAACCGATAAAGACGGTAAGATTATTAATGTAGCTGAGGATATTAATAACCATTTAATGGACGCTATCCGTTATGGACTGGAATCATTTGTTTATTCATATAAGCGTGAGGCTGGCGTGGTAACTCCTCATTCGTTTGATAACAAACCTAAGTCTTTTGTGGTTAATGAGCAAGGGGAGGCTGAGGCTTACCATATTGACCCCAGGGCGATTGCGGCTAAAAATGAGGAAGATAGCCGAAGCTGGATGTATAGATGAAATATATAATGACCTTCCATCATCAACTGTTTCCTAAGCCCCCACAACTTCAAGCCTGGCGTTGTGGCTGTGGTCGGGTAGTTTTTAGAACTAGTGCTGATAATATTGAGGTGATGAATGATATTGGTGTCCCCTGGGAAGTCTACCCACCATCCCAGCATTTGATCCAGATAATGTGCCACAGCTGTAAAAATAAGTACACAATTAGGTTTCAGTAAGTGTATAATACAAACAGGCACTAAAAACAGCCCTCTAATCTGGGGTTTTTTATTTTACAAGGAATTACATGGCACAATGGGATTATGAACAATCGACTCCTCCGTTAAATGATACTAAGGTTGACCGGATAGCTGAAACCCCATCTGGGGTGATTGATGAATTAGCCTCGTTAACGATTGATATCCCCGACCACCAGATAATTAAAAACCTTGACCAACGGATTGAAGATTCTACTTCATACTGGAATACGCCTGATGGATATAACCTACGCCATGCCCGGAGTGAGAATGCCAGGATCTATTTAAACAAACAATTAGATGTCCGTTCTTTGTACCGGTTCCAAATCCCTTACCAGGAAAACCAAATCTATATTGCTGAACAAGCCATCATTGCTTATTTAACTGCCTCAACCCCTCAGCCGGAGATTAGTCCTGCCCAAGATACGCCTAAGTCCAAGATCTTTGCGGCTGACCTGGAGAAAATCACAATGGCTTGGGCACTTAAAGTTAAGTTGAATCAGGTTGTTGAATCGGCTGTGAGGTTTGCCCTTAATAAACGCATTGGGATCATTTACTTCCAGTTTGACCCGACATACGGTAAGAACGGGGAGATCGTTCCTATAGCTTTAAACCCCGAAGAAGTCGTGATAGATAAGAATGCCCGTATGGGTGAGAACCCTCAGTTTATTTCACGGGCTCTAAAAATGACTATTAATGAGGCTTGTAATAGGTGGCCAGAAAAACAAAAGGATATTTATAAAGAGTGTGGGATTGTTTATGGCACGCCTAAACAGTTAGATACCGTGATCTCGATCCGAGAGGTCTGGCTAACCCATTATGACAAACGGTACGAACCTCAAGAAGCCGTTGTCTATTATATGGGCAATTTAGTTCTTGAAAAAGACCGCAACCCTAACTGGTTGTATGCTAGCGCTAATAAGAATTTCTTAGCTACCTGCCAAAAACCATTCCTTCCGTTGAACTTTGACAACGACGGACAACACTGGATTGACCAGACTTCAGCCGTAGAACAAGCTGGGACTATGCAAATGGTCTTATTCAAGCGTGGCCGGCAGTTGATGGAAGTAGCCGACAAAGCTAATGGCACACTAGTGATTGATACCCGCTCAGGGATTACTAAAGCTGATTCCCAAGATTTAACTGGGGATCCTAACCAACACATTGTGATTACTGGTATCCCGGGGGTTAATAATGATAATTTATTATATCGTCTTAATCCACCGCAAATCCCAGAATTCTTAATGCAGGATAAACTAGACCTTCGGACTCAGATTCATGCCATTATGGGTACACCTTCAGAGTTTTCAGGTTCAAATGATGGCGATCCTGATAAAGAAACGTTAGGTGAAGCCATGATGAAAAAGAACCAAGCTTCAGGAAGACAGGATCTATATGTCCGGGCAATCGACCGGTTTATGAATGAAGTCTTTAATTACCTCGTCCAAATGATGGTGGTGTGGTACAACAACAAACATTTCTTTGTCTATAACGGGGGAGATGGGGAGTTTGACCATCTTGTGATTTCACGTGACTTAATTGAAGACGGTATAGCGGTTAATGTTAAATCTGGTACCACCCTTCCCTTTGATAAACAGCGCCAAGAGGCCGTCGTATTACAACTCTTAAAGATGGACGCTTCCATATCCTTGCTGGACGCCTATAAGTTACTGCACTTACAGAATCCTCAAATGCTGTATGACAATTGGGCTAAACAGAAGGTTGACCCAATGGCACTGGCTAGGGACGCCCTTGATGAGATGGATGAGGCTAAGGCCTTTATTGCTTATACTGAGATTATGGCTGGTAAGACACCTAAAGATCCCGACGATTGTTCTAAAGAATTCGTCCTATCTCTGCGTAAGCTGATGATTACTGATGAGTTTATGAACGCTAAAAAGAAATACCAGAACGCCATGATTAAATATGCTACCAAAGCCGTGGAATCAGTCGCTTTAAGAACCCAATTAGATGAAGCCACTAAAGAGGGGATCCAGGCTTTACTCCCTCAAGCCCCATTACCGCCACTTCCACCGTTAATGCCGCCACCTATGCCAATGCAACCTGGAATGGCCCCCCCTGGAATGTCGCCTATGGGGCAACCCCCAATGGGCGTACCACCTCAGCCCATGCCTCCACAACCAGGTATGCCAGGACTTCCAATGGGGACTAACAACGTTACGGCTGGGCTTCCATTACCCAATCCAGCCGCTCCCCAAAGCCCTTCACCAGGCGATGTTACTGGACTTCCGACGTTTTAAATGGTAGAGTACAGTTAAATAGGAGACTATATGGAAGATAAGGCAAAAGAACTTAACTTAGACGCTAAGTTAGACACTTTAGATGACCACTTACAACCAATCAAGGAAGAAAATGTTAACAACAAAGCAGATGTTGAAGATGTTGGAGGGATTACCGATAAATCCACCGACGACGATGTTAGTACCGAGAAAGACGGCCAAACTGATCGAGAAGTTCCAGTGGATGAACCAGATGGACAGCCTGAGTCTGTGGACGAAGTGGAGGGCTATACCATCGACGGGGACGAGGAGCCCGAAGACACTAAACCTACGGAGCCAGAGGCCAAAAAGTCCCAACTAACTCCTGAACAACAGTATATTATTGATAACATCAAGCCTATTAGCGTCCGAGGGTTGGTCGGGGATAGTGAAAAGATCGAAACCTTTGAGGTTTTAGACCCCTCTCAGTTGCCACAAGGATTCAAATTCATTGATGACCGTGACCGGGCTTTAGCAGTTAAAGCTTTTTCCATGTTGGAAAACCAGGCTGAGAGATTACAATATGACTTCCGTAACCAGGAGACTACAAAAGCCGCCCAAGAGTTTAAACAGCGTGAGGATACAGCAGACCGGGCAGATATTGGCCGTTTGCAACGTGAGGGTGAATTACCTAAATTTAAGGCTGAACCCGGTTCTAAGGCTTTTGACTCCGACCCAGCTACAGTCTTAATCCAAGAGGTTATCGACTTTAAAGAGAGTACTAATAAACGCTATACTGATGAGTACAATGCTGGCCGTCCCTACAAACATATTGGGTTTGAAGAAGCTTTTAGGTTGTATAAACGGGAAAACCCGGTTGATACCGCCCAGGCTAAAGAAGACGCTGAACGGGAAAAGATAGCTAAACGTAATTCACGTTCTAAGGGGACAGCTGAACAAGTCAAAGAAAAAGCTAGAGTCCATTCAGGTAGTTCAAGTAGGGATTTAGACGCATTAATTGAATCATTAGATTGGTAAGGAGTACACATGCATAACTGGTGGATCGCCGCCCTTGTCAGTGCCGGGGTTTGGACTGAAGAACAAGCCCAACACGTTTCGGATAATATTAAGACCACAATCCATAAGGATAACTTTAAAGAGGCACTAGCTGAACTTAAGGCTATTCTATCTAAAGGGGAGTTTGGTATTCCCTCGATTACTGAACTGGAAGCTACAGTAGCCTCATTAGAAAACAAAGTTAAACTTTTAACCGACCAACTGGCTACTAAAATAGAAAATGATTTACAAGCTGAAATTGAAAGTTTAAAAGCTTCGGTAGCCGATTTGACTCTTCAAGCCGCTCAACAAAAAACCCCTATTGCCAAGACTTCCAAAGTTAGTTAATATAAATCCATAGGCAATATTAAGCCCCTTCAGGGGGCTTTTTATTATGTCCGAAATTAACTAAGGAGTTTAATCATATGGCAGGAATGGTTTTTACCGACCGAGTTGCCGATATCACATACCAGGACATTTTGCCTAGTATTGTTGACCAAATCAACAACTCAAACGTGTTCTTAGCCCGCATACTAAATAAGCCTGGCACCTGGCGTGGTGTCTATGAGGCACAGCCGATTGAGATCGCTAACTCAACCACTGGTGGGTCATTCTCAGGAATGGATACCTTCCCGACGGCTGCAACTAATAACACCCGGTTGATGACTTGGTACCTGGCGGCGTTCGAACAGAGCGTGGTTGTGCCTGGTATTGAACGGGCAGTTAACGCTAACAATGAAAAACAAGTTCTCATGCTTCTTAAGACCCGGCTTGACGAGGCTAAAGTTTCGGCTAACCAAGCGGTTGGACAGATTGCTTACGGGGTTGGTTCAGGTAAAGACTTCGACGGCCTCGGCCTGATCGTTGACGCTGGCACGAACTCAAGTTCCTACGCTGGACTTACCCGCACCACGAATACCTTTGTTAACGCTGATGTTACGGCGGTGACTTCGGGTATCATCACCCTAGACTACCTATCAAGCGAAATGGACAACGTCCGGGCAGCCTCTAGTACTTCAGAAACCCCCACAATTGGTCTTACCACTAAAACTATCTGGACATATATTGAAGGGTTAATCCAACCAATGGTGTCAGCCCGTTACGATACACTTCAACTAAGAGGCTATGACCAGATTGATGGTGGAACTCCTAACGGAGCAACCCGACCTCAGAACCAGACTTCAGGGTTTGCTGGGTTTGACGCTATTACCTATCGGGCACGGCCATTGGTAGCTGACGATAACTGTACCTCCCAAACCTTCTTCTGGCTAAATGAAAACTATATGGAGTTTAAACGGCTTCAAGATAGTT